AGGATTACCAGCTGCATCCAATGTTGTTGAATCCATTTGCCAATCATATACAAAAGCACTATCAAATGGAACTAATCTTACTTGAATTGGATTGAAATAATTAATACTTGCACTTGTTCTAACATCTATCCCTATATTTAACCTATCCCCTTCTTTAACATAAAATGGAGTTGATCTAACATTATTAACATATAGAGTTGAACCAATTGGTGTCGGTTGTGATAATTTTAATACTGTGTCTTTTATATACCCATACTCAAATGTCTTTAATATCTGAGCAATATAGTCAACTTGTGGAGGATCTACAATTGCTTTAAAATGTGTCCAACCTTCAGTTTTGTAAATTCCAATTGAACTTGCAGCAGACATATCTGGAGCAGTAATTACATCTCCTCTTTCAAAGTCAATATTCTGTACTATCTCAGCAGGATAATTATAGTCAAACTTATGTATTACAGACTTATAAGGTCTCTGTAAGGAAAGTCTGGCATCATCATTCATAAAGGCCATAGTATAGTAATCACTATCAGCCCCAATGTCTTTTGCATATAACTCTGTAATGTAATCTACCGGCTGACCTTCATAGTCAAACCTGCATATCCTAAACTGAGCATAATTAGCCTCATCTATAGACTTAATAAACCATTTATTCTTTTGTTGGCTTAACTCACAAAACTCACCTAATATCTTCTGTAAGGCTGTATAAGAGTCCTCTAATTCCCCCACATTAGCCTCAAAGGTTTGAGCATCTAAAAAGACTGTATTGTAGAAATGATATTCAGGATAGTCATAAATAGCAGACACCTCTAAAACATTCATCTGCACCCAAATATCTAATTCTAAGCCTGTCTTTTGTAATACCCAAGCTATATATTTAATCAAGGGATGTGGACCTTGTATGTATCTACTTTCATTGTCGCTTAATGGCACACTTTGTAAAAAAGCTATGCCATCAGTTGCTGTTAGAGTTAATACATTAGGATCAGGCTGAAAGGTCTGCCCTAAGTCTGATAAAGATAGCCAGCCTGTGTAGATTATATCTGACTCACTATTTACTGCTACCTCTACTTTATACTGTGTGTCACCACCACCCGCAAAAGTCATTGCATTTACTATATCATCAGTAAATACTCTTATTGTGCAACTTTTACTTTTTATAGTGGTAAACTTATCTTCTGAGTTATCTACTGTCTGTAAAACAATAGGAGCATCAGCCATCTCTAAAGTTACCTCTGACAAATCATCTTCTGTGGTGTCTGTAATCTTTAGATAAAAGGTCTGCTCATTCGGACTATTGTCCGTGTAATCAACCTGAGTATTGACAAAACTTCCTTTGTAATAATTAGCCATTAACTCTTAATTGACTTCTTTGTGTTCTGGCATATGCCAAAATGATATCTTGCCCTCTAAGTGTTGTACCGCTTTTGCCACTTACTCCCATCATTGCAGCTAATCCTTGACCAAAAGATGGTATTTCATCATTTGGAACAATATTACCTGCTACATTTGGAACAAACAACTCAGGACCTCTTTCACCAACCAAATATGTTTTATTGCCACTAACAGGACCACCTTCTGCTCTTGCTCCACCAAAATTCTTTAATAATGTAGAAGCTGCAATAGCTGCAATACCAAATGCAATAGCAGCTCCACCTGGGATTGTAATTCCAGCAGGACCTAATATCTTATCAATTCCTTCTTTAGCAATACCATAAGCTATCAATGCTTTACCAACAGCATTTAATAATGAGCTAAATACATCAATGATACTTTTACCAACATCTTGGCCGCTAATTGCTTGTCCAATTGTTTCTCCAAGCCCTTCTAAAGCACCTTGCAAAGCATTAGATAATGCTTGTTTAAATCTTTCAGTTTCATCATCTACTTCTTTAGCTGCCTCCTGCAAACCCTTCTGATAATTTTTTACATCTACTTTAGTTTGTGGTAAACTTAAATCAATTACAACTCCAGAAGTATCAAAATATTTTCTTGTTTCTTCTTCTATTATTGCTTCAAATGGTGTAAGATTTTTTAAAGAACCAGCTAAGGCAGTTTTAGTGTTTTCAACAAACTCATTTATTTCATTTGCAATATTTAATAAACTTGAGCTTTGATCAAACGGTCTACCAAATATTAATTTAATGTCAACAGGATATTCTACCTCTTGTGCTTGTTCAAATGTAAATTTAAAAGCTCCTGATTTCCATTTATCAAGAAAAGCCTTAGCCTTTTGAAATTGCTCGGCCTCTGTATCTAATGGAGTAATATTTAATCTAATATCAATACTCTCATCAGTTGCACCAGCAATTCTTTTTGCTTCTGCAATAACATCTTGAATGGTTTTATTAATGGTTGTCTTATCCTCAACTAAAGGTTTAAATCCTACTCCAGCAGTTACTGTTTGAGATAATCCTTGCTGAAGTTTTGACCTTGCATCAGTTAATCCATTAAGTGCAGATTGCTGACTTTTTAACTCGTTATTTACAGTTGTAATTTCACTCTGTAATTCTCTATACCTTTTTGTCTCTACCTCAGTTTGACCTTTAATTTCAAATCTTGGTGTTCTTGCTAATTCAGTTCTTAGATTAACAAGTTGTTTTTGTAAAGATGCTACTCTATTTTCTACCTTTGCAGATTCTACTTCAGCATCATTCAGTTTATTAATAAAACCTTGCTGAGCAGATTGATTCTGCAATGCCTTATTGTACTCATCTTGTCTTGTTTTTAATAATTCAAGACTTTTGGCCGATAATGTTATATCACCAAAGTATGCTTTATTAATTTGTTGTAGTTGGCTAAGAGCATTTTGTCTTTCTTTATCTGTAGCATTTAGATTGTTAACTACAGCAATAAGTGCATTTACTCTTGCTATTTGGGCATTAGCACTTGACCCAAATTCTATAGTCAAATTACCTACAGATCCACCTAAAGACCTAATTACTTCTTGTAATCTTTGAAATTCCTTAGCTTGCTCATCAACTGCACCTTTATTCTTTGATAATCCGCCAAACCATCTATCAAATCCTATCTGTGCAAATGTTATAGCTGATGTGACTGCTGATATAGCCAATGCAACACCTGCAGGACCGCTTAAAGAGCCTAATAAAGACTTTAAAGCTCCTGCTGTGCCACCACTTGACTTTTGTAATTGCTGGAATGATTGAACTAATGGATCAATGTTGTTAGCTATGCCTATAAAACCAAATGGAGCATCTTGCACCACTCGGCCTAAGTTAGTCATTGCTAAGGTAGCTTGATTAGCTGATTGAGGTAGTCTACTAAAGCCTCTTGATGCTGCATCAGCACCTTTTGCTGCACTTTCGCCAGCTAATTGAGTTTTCTCTAACTGCTTTTGGACTTGTTGTAATGACCTTAGTGCCGCTTCAACATCTGCCGCTATCCGTATTTGTAAGCCATCAGCCATTCTTTATTCTTTTTAGTGCTTCCTTTTCCCTCTTAGCTTTTAATAAGGTCCTAATTTGTTCTTGGTTTAATTCTGTTTTAGAATCAATTTGCCAACTGTCCATCACAAACCTTGCCCCATTACCCTTGCCTATGAATGACTCACAGATAAGTGCAGTCTGAAACCTTAACAAATATGACTCATTTTTAACCTTGTCAATATAACCCTTTCTTAAGAGTATATACTCATCTGCTTCTAAGTCATAAAACTGATGCGGAAGTAGACCAATCTGTCCAAATGCTTCCGACCTCATCTCATCCCAGGTCAGGCTTTTGCCTGGGGTTACTTTTCCCCCTGCTCTTTAGATTTGTTAACCTCTACAAACTTATTGATTAAATCTGCTGCATCATTTTGGTCCATTAATCCTACCCATTCTTGCACCTTTTCTAAGGTTATCAAATTAGGCTCATTAATCACCTTGAAGTGGCAATTCATACCAGCATAAACAAGGCCACAGATAAAGTCAAATTGCTTGTCAGGTTTACTTAATAGGTCGGTCATAAACAATGGATCAGAAGATGTGGATTCACCAAAAAACTTAGTGAACCACATCTTGCCTACATCCAATGTTCTATCTTGACCTCCTATGCTGTGTGTGATTGTTTTCATAGTGGTTTAGCTTGCAGGTTCAGTATCAATGTCTCCTTCAATCTCAATGGTCATAGTGAACTTAGCAGTCTGACCGCTAACATTCTGCTGACCTAATGCACTAATCCAGCCATAACCACCGTGATAGATAGTCTCTGCTGAATCAGTTAAATGCCAATACTTCTGTGTGTTGTTGGCATACAAAGTTTGGAAATCATTGTAAGAAGCCTCATTAGCATCAGGAACGGTGTCAACAACTGCATTCAAAGTGAATCGGTTGTTTTGAGGTCCTAATACTTTTAAAGTTCCACAGTTAGTTTCATCACTAACCACATTGCGGCTGCCATCAAATGATCCCTCACTTTGGCAAACAGCCGACTTTCTTGCACCACTCGGAGTGTCAGAATATTCAATGAACATCACACTTCCTGAGATTGTTGTAGCATCTGCCATTTTGTTTGTATTTAATTTTGATTTATAAAATGCTCGTATCTAATTATCAACCTAAAAACCTTCTCACTACCATCATCCTCATACAATTCTGTCTCTGATTGTACTGTGATTTGAGTAATCTGAAAGTTTGTTAAAGTTATTGCAAAAGAGTTAGGACTTGTTATAATCTCATCATCTATCTCTTGAGCTATATCATAAGCAGTCTTACTTTGTCCTACAGTTGCAAATTTTGTGTATATCTCGCATACTATGACAACAGACTGAAAAAATGCTGAATTGTTTAGCTCTGTTTGATTTGAGCCATCTGACCTTATTAATACATAATTACCATTTGCTTGTAATGGTACTGCATCCTTATATACAGGCACACTAATAACACCACTTAGTGCATTCCACCAAGCTGTTTTAATTTCGTATGGAGCTGTCTTAAATGCCACTTAATAATGATTTAATTCTTTTATTTAAACTCTCTCTTACTATGGGTATTTGCTTGTAAAAGAAAGGCTTTGCATCAATACCCTTCTTCAAAATACTCATAGTGATTGCAAAAGCAATTTGTAACTTTTGGTCTTTTGTTTGTCTGACCTTCTTTCTTGTCTTTACACTATAGGTTGCCCCTATTCCTTTCCTTTGCACCCATTTATAGATACTCATTAACATATCTACCCAATCACCTCTTTTTGGCAACCCTCTATATTGAGCTGCAAACTCCTCAGTCCCAGGATAAGGCTTAAACTTACTTTTTGTCCCAAATTCAACATATGGAGCATAAAAAGTATTAGCACTTACAATATAACTATAAGGTGTCTCCTTTTTGTATGAGATTGATCTTGCAAGTGTTCCGGTGTTACCACCTGAATTAACACAGTCTCTTTTTGCCAAAGCAACATACTCCATAGCAGCACCACGAACTTCAGCTTGTACTTCTTCCTTAAGCTCTCGGCTTACACCAGCAAGTCTATTGCTAAGACTATCAATTCCTATGACTGCAAGTTTAATCAAGCTCAAATATTGTAAAGGCTGTTATTTCCCAATTAAACCGTTGCTCATTTACCCTTGTAGCACTACTTATAGAGTAGGTCTGCCCAAAGTATTCAATCTTGTAATCAGGTGTTATGTTGTAATCTCTAAAGTTTATTCTAAAGGTTTTAGTATCACTATTCTGAGTTCTACCTGCATCTTGATTCCTACCCCCACCTGCATCAGAAACCTCTGCCCACATTTTGTAGGTAGTGCTTACAGACTCAGTTGCATCACCATTAGCATCTATTGTAGTGGTGTACTTTAACAACTTTATGGGTTTTGTAGTGCCTATCATCCTAACCAATTTGCAGTCTTGTACTTAGCAGCTAATACCATAGCCTCTTTACTTAAACCATCAACATTCTCATCACCTCTGTTAATGTAACGATAAGCCACCTCTTTCATTACAGCATCTTTTAACCCCTTAGGCAGTACAGTATATCCACACTCATACTGCATAGTCATCTCTTCATATTTAGGAGTCTTTAAAATCCTACCATTGAAAGAAATAGTAAAATCATCTGTACTGATTGAGTCACCTTCGCTATCCCTTAAGTATAAGATTGTAGATACAGGACCAAAAGGAATCTCAAAGTTTCCTGCAAGGTTAGTAAACTCAATCTCCATAGTCTTAGGAACAAAACTCTCTCCTGTGTACTCCTCTAATCTTTGTCTGGCTGATACTATTAACTCAGCAATGATATTGTCATCATCATCAAACTCTGAAGATATTGATTCTGAATCATCAATAAAACCTTCTAATCTTAGATAGTTCTTCATCTCTGCAACTGTCACCACATCTGCCACTATAGTAGTAGTTGTGTTTACATATACAATAAATAACTTCTCACCAGGGTTAAAGTCTAAGTCAGGATCAAATGTCAAAAGACCTGTAGCAGCATTAAATGTATATTCTTTGCCTACCGGACTACTTGATACCCTTTCATAAGGGTCTGACTCTCTCCACAATCCCTTAATGGTACAACCTATCAATTGACTAATTGTTTCAGTATTTGTGTCATCAGTAGTGTCAAAAAACTCTGAGGTAATCCCAAATGATTCATTTGAGGCCGATCCCTCATCCACTACCTGCCAATCTATCAGTAAGTTGTACAACATAAGATTTATTTAAAAAAAGGGGTGGGCCGAAACCCGACCCCTATCACCACATCAACCACAGCAATTAGAATGATCCGTAGATAATGGCATCTGTT